CCGGTGACTGAGCTACCGACTCCTGTGTTTTTTCTTGGTCCGGTGTCACCTCGGATTTGGTCTCTACCGGTAACGAGGGATCCTGCGTTGTCTGGACGCTGGTCACTTGGTCCTTTTGCTCGGTAGAAAGGGTTGTATCTTCCGATGGTTTTTTGCTGAATAGACTTAGAATTGCCTTTAACATTGTTTTCTCCAAATAAATTTACATTCCTATTTAACCAATCCGTAGCAGATTCATTGAATATTCTTGAATCTAAAAACGACTTAGTGGACTGGTATATATCACTAATATCTTCTTCTTTGGTATCTAGGTTTCCTGTGTTGTCAAAGGTTACCAAGTTATTATACATCTCATTGAATTGTATAATATTTTCTTGTGCTTTTTGCCACTTATCTTGCCTAACTGATTCAGCCATCATACGAGTTAAATTGGAGTTTCTTTCTTTACTAGTTTCATTATTCGTATGAACAAAAATCATCATGGTATTATAACCAAGTTCTTCTAATTCTTCTTTAATATAGGTAATCTTTTCAATGTCATCTGCTGGTCCGTTAATAATCAATGGACCACGAGCACGAATTGCTTCTCTACGGAAATCGTTGGTCTTTTCTGACAATTTTTGTTTATCACCCAAATAATCACGAGCTTGAATAAAGTTTAATTCTACCGCTTTTGCTTCGGCAATGGCTTCACGGATAACAATATCTTTACCTGAGCCTGGACCACCAGTTACAAAAATTGCTTTGAAATGTCCTCTATAAAGTTCTTCATTTAAACCCATTCCTTTACGAACATCGTGCATCAATTCTTTTGCGTGAGCATCAGATACATGATGTGGAACGCCTTGACGGAAAGAATGGAAGTCTTTATTTTTTGCGTGTTCTCTCATCTTTGTGCCGGATATACCTTCAGAACCTTCAGCATCAGGATCTCTATGACCAGCAGACTTAACTTCTATTTTTTTGAAATTATAATGTCCGTGTTTACCTTTTACACCATTATATTTGTGTAACAACGTGTGCATTTCTTTAACACGGTCGGAACCAGCAATAACAGTTAATTTATCATGGCCTTTTGCGTGTAACTTGGATGCATGATGTAGAATAGTTGGGTGGTCTTTATCAGGGGTTTCAAAATGAGTACCCGGTGAATATCTTTTAAGATGTTTGATTTTTTGTTCACCTGATAAAGGATTCTTTTTAGAATCTTGGGAATGAGATACTACTACAACGTGTTTAGCACCTTGTTTCTCAGCTTCGTGTTTAACTCTATCAATAAGTTTTAAATGACCAGTAGTGGGAGGATTCATACGACCAAAAGCCATCACAACAGGTTTGTGCGCCTTTTCGGTTTCTTCTACTAAATCTAAAAATGACTTCATTTTCTTACTTTCAATAAATTAGCTTTTGCAAATTCTTTACGGTTTACCAATTTAGTTGGTTCGCCTGCATGATGAACAACATATCCTTCTGGATCAGTTGCTTTACTATCTATATGGTGTTCTAATCCACCAGTATGTTGATTAAGATTGCTTACCAATATATCTTTTGCTTGTTGTAAATGTTTGTGCATCTTCAATAAGTTCTCATAATCTTTTTTGTGTTCGTCAATATGTTTATGATGTGCTTTTAATTCTGCTTCTTTACGACCTTTAGAAGCTGGTGTTTTTAACTTTTCGGCCGATTTATTGATTTTATCGGCAATATGTTTCTTCAAACCTTCAGCAGAAGGTTTTTCATCAGTTCTAACCGTTTGATTAATATATGTTGCTAGATGGCCGGCTTCACCAGCATGAGGCATAGTGTTTTTATACAAGGTCTTTTTGTGCATATCATGTATTTTTTGTGCAGCATCCATGTGTTTATGGAATTCAGCTTGGTCATTTTCTGAATAATGTATATTGCTCGTATCGTGTTCTGGATGTTTAGTCCATACATCAGAATGAGTTTTGAAATTGTGTAGGTCTGGATGTGGATCCGCCTTCATTGAAGTAATATCTTTACCATGGTATTGTGTATGGACTACAATACCAATCTTCGAATCTTTAATTTTTTGTGCTTCTTCACCATGGCCAGTATAAGTGATGGTGTTTGGTGTAAACGAAACTTTACCATTTTTGTGATGATGTAAATCATCATGTGTATACATCAAATCCCCTTGATATACACCAGTTTTAGGTGCAATTTTCTTGAGGTGATTCAAAGACGCATGGAGTTTGTCCATGAGTCCTGGAGCGTGTCCATGGTTCTTCTTGATATCTTCGTGAGTGTAGTTAATTTTTGGATTTTTGTTGAAAGCAGACTTAGATGCCACAAAGAACTTACCGGTTTCAGGATGGTGACCAAATACTAATGCTGGGGAGCCATCATATTTCATTGTAAGATGAGTGGATTTACTGCCGGACTTCATGTGTTCGTGTGCTTGATTTAATGCACCTTTGGCGTGTTCAAAACCTTTGGAACCATGGAATAATGGTCTATCTTCAGCATGGTGAATATGCTTCAGTTTGCCATCATCGGCACCAGCTTCTTCTTTTAGAAATGTTTTAAACGACTGCATGAGTTCCTTTTAAGATGTAGCACACTATGGCTACTAAAAAGAGTGAATTTGGACTTATTTATCCAACTTGAAATTCTAACGCCAATCCGTCAAAAGATTGGCTTAGATACATAGTCAACGGAATTGTTGGATTTACAGCTGTTCTTTGATGTAATCTTCTAAACGGACCTGTGGTTCCCAACCAAGAATTGTTCTTGCTTTGGTATTATCTGCCAAGGTGACTCTAGCTTCACCCAATCTTGGTGGAATAAAAGTCTGTTTATCAGAAATCATGTTGGCCAGTTCTAATACTGAATGATTTCTGCCGGTTCCAATATTGAATAGTCCGGTTTCTTGGGACTGCATGGCCAAAATATTAGCATTAACAGCATCACTTACATAAGTGAAATCTCTGCGTTGTTCACCATCACCAACAATTGTCAAAGATTCTCCAGCACGATATTGGCGCAAAAATAGACGAACTACTGGTGCGTATGGACCCTTAGATGGTTCTCTTGGACCATAAATGTTGAAATAACGGAATACAACTGTTGGTAATTCAAATAAGTCGGTATACATCTTACAGAGTTTTTCACCAGAAACTTTAGCAACAGAATAAGGATTTAAACAATCATCTGGCATATCTTCATTTAGCGGCGGAGTATTTGCCAAACCATAACCTGAAGATGTGGAAGAATACATCACTTTCTTAACACCGGCTTCACGAGCACATTGTAATACAACTGCGGTACCCAATACGTTGGTACGAACTGCTAGAATTGGATTTTCAATAGTAGGTTGAATACGAGATTCTGCTGCCAAATGGAAAACATAATCTACGCCTTCATATAAAGGTCTAGTTTTTTCATAATCAGCAACATCTTCTATTACGTAAGTTGCTTTTTTATTATAATAAAATTGGTCATTTGAATTGGCAGATTCATTGTCAATAACAATAACATCATGGCCAAGTTCAACTAATTTATCCACTAGATTTGAACCAATAAAACCGGCACCACCAGTAACAATACTTTTCATTTTTTTACTCCATCGCTTTTTTATAAAATATATCTTTTTTATCACCTGTTCTATCCCATTGATGAATAACAGGCACAATCGTTCCATCAAAATTCAATAAATTTTGACTAGCATCAAACTTCATATTATCGTAACGATTCATCGTTGATATTGGACCTTGTCCCGTATGATATAGTTTGTAACTAGAAAAAACTTGATTGTATATTAGGTATCCATGTGTTGGTTGGTCTGTTGCATAACACCTTTTCTTAACATAAACATTATGCAACTCTTTAATCATTTCATCCAGATAATTAATAATACCTGCTCGAGTGCCCATTGTTGTGCCGGCGCAAATAATATAATTGTGGCCAATTTGATTGAATACTTCTTCACCATAAGCACCAGCGTAATTACCTTTTAACCACCAAGTATTACAATCACAATTCTTATAGTGGTGCATCTCCAAAAAGAATTCAAGTTCGGTAGTCATTTCATGTGCAAATGGATCCGATTGAAATACCACATCTCTTGTATCGGATAAGAAAACTTTTTTCACAGCTGGATACTCTTCCATCACTTTACGATGAAACTGGTGTCTTAAATTACAAATTTGGTCGTGGTCATAATGACCTTCAATTTTAAAACCTCGAATATTATATTTGTTAAAAAATTGTTGCAATTCATCATTAATATCTAACACAACCATGGCAATGTGGCCGTCATAATACTTGCGTAATGATTTTGCAAAAGGTTCTAATTGCTCGGCATTATAACCAATCGAGGTACCTAAAACTAAATTAGACATTTTTATTAAATTCTTCCCAATCAACTCCAGGCGACATATAACTATCAACTTGTGTGGTCAAACCAGGATTTGGTGTCCACAAAGAATAACCCATACGAGCTAATGTTTCAAATAATTTAATATCCCACAATCCAATTTTTCTTATTGTAGGAGCAATAGTTTTATATATTGATTCGTCAACTGCATATGTGCAACAAGCAAATTCAGCAGTTTCCCAAATACCTGATGTTCTCTTTATAGTATCAAAACTATATTCGTTATGATATCTGCGAGTATGTTTTTCAGAGTGGTCGTAACCAGTAACTAGTTTCAATTCAGGTAATGCCTTTGCAATTTCTAATATAGATTCTGGTTTATGTAGATAGTCATCTTCTACAAAATAGATGCTACCACCAATCTCATCAGCAATATCAAATGTTTCATTTAAACTGCCAAGATTACTTTTAACAAAAGTTTTACGAATTTTATATTTGTCTGGTATCTCATTAAGTAAAATTTGGCCATCACCATCATGAAGAAATATTACTTGACTAACTTCATTACCAGCAAATTCTACAGCATCAAGAAAAGATTTTAAACATTTCTGTTTACTATACCAACGTGGACGAATATCTCTTATATTTCCATCAGCTTCGGCTTCGCACAGACGATAAATGATATTAAGCAATTTTCTCACCAACAATCATAAATGAATCATTTAAGTCACGGTCAGAAGCAAAGATATTAATATAACCACGGTCAGTCATATAATCTTTAATGATTTCTGGTGTAAAGATGTGAATGTGTTTACGATTATTCCATGGACGCCAATATTCTTGGTGATAATGTGGAAGATATAGAAATAGTGTTCCGTGATTCTTTAATTTAGATGTCCAATAATCAAGTGCTTTCACCCAATCAGGAAGATGTTCTAAACAATGGCTGGAATAAATGTAATCAACTGGTTCTTCAGGAAGATGATATGCTTCCCATTCATTATCAAAATTCAAGTCAATTGGAATGGAATCAGGAAAAGCCCAAGCTACCCTATTGCATCCAATATCGTAACCTGTGCCATTACAGAAGTGTTTGGCAAAAGGAATAGCAAACTGTGATGCGTTACCCTCATCTTGAAATTTTGGATAAGATTTGTTTTTATATTGTATTGTGTTCATAAAGTATTCACATCAAAGTCATTAAGGTAAACTAGTTTAGCATTCCTATTCTTAAAATAATGGCGTTGAAAGGAATATTCAATTGGTTTATTATCCCAATTTCTAATATCTTCACCCCATAATATATAAGAATCTTTCTTCATTAAGTCGGCAATAATACCAATACCCGTAAACGTGGTAATAAATGGTTTGGTATTTTGTTTGATAATATTACAATTATACACTAAATCATGCGTATAGTCAAGATAATACGTAGGTCTATCTTCCAAAATACCAGAAGATTCAATCATGTTGGAATATCTTCTAGTATCCAACTCTTTTGCTATCTGTAATGACCATCTATCACCTACAACAATCTCTTTGCTTGTGTCTACTACCACATTTTTTGGTACTCTTAATTCAAAATCTTCATCAATATCAAATTGAATTTTATAGTTTTGTTTTATAAAATTAGCATAACGAACTGTTGATAACGGACTATTTCCAGGATTTTCATCTGAACCGGTATCATCAATTAAAATATAATTTGAAACATTAGGATTCTCATAAACAAATTGCACTTTACTGAACATCTCTTGTGATGACAACAATTGTTTAATACCTTTAAATTGTTGTAACCTATCACAAATAATGAAATGTATTTGTTCTCCTGTTGCTTTATGTAAACCTGATAATGTAGGTAAACAATTAGCAAAGTCCCCCAAATTGTGTATACGAGGAGATACTACTGTAAGCATGAGTTAAATTTCTTAAAGATAATAAACCAGTCTGATGGGTCAACATAATGTAATTCAAATTCAGCAGGATTAGTTAAATAGGACATTAACAGGAGAGTTTGGTCATCATCAATAAGGTTGTGTTCTATCAATTTATTCAAACAACCTAAAACCAATCCTCTAAAGTATTCCCACTTCTTGGTGCCAGCAACAATATGACAACCCATAATATAAACATCACCTGTGTAGGTGATGGAATCAATCGGTCTATCAGGTTCAATTGTTCTAATATTGAATAAATGAATCTTCTCTTTATCAAAATCATATTCCCATTTATTAATTGGTGGTACTGTTGTGTCTGTTCTGCAATAACCAAAATCAATCCAAGCAGTTAAATCTGTCTTAACTAGTCCTGAATTAATTGCATGAGTAACATAGAAGGCTTTGAAAATATTAACCAACACATAATCAGCGTGCCAATATTCAATTAATTGTGGATTAGTTACTTTGCCATAATATTCTGGAGATGCTTGTATTTTTTCAATCAATCCTTTATATTCTTTTAGTTCATCAGGTAGATACGATGGCATTACGACAATCTTAGTTCTATTCTCTAAACCAAATTCTTTCCTAATATTGTGTATTTTCTCTGCGCAATCTTCGGTGGTATAAACTACCATATCATTTTGAATTTTAGCTTGTTTTCTAAAGAATTCAAAATAGGTATCAGTAGTTCTATGTTGATGGTGTGGTAATACACGGCCACGGACTTCCGTAGGCAAACTACCTCTACCCAAATCAAAGAATGCTGTTACAATAGTAATATCACTCATATTTTTTCTCTAACTTTTCTTTCCATTCAGGAATACGATTGTATTGGTGAACAATAGAATACTTTTCACCAGTAGATGTATAAACGAACTCGCCATCAAATGTGGGTTCAGGACTCAATAACTTAGGTCTGAATTGGTAAATCTTTCTCAAG